GCTTTTCTGCACTCCCAAGAATTGGAAGCCCATAGATTTGTAGAATGGAACCGCATCGGGTTCAGCCGACACTCTGTAGTAACTTGTTCCGAGTCCTTGTGCTCGATCAAGAGAGTCTTGGGTGAGGACTCTTGCCACTCCCTTTCTGCGGTGTTTAGCAAAAGTATGAAGCAACTGAAGATTAAAGACATATGGAGTTCTCTTTGAACGAGTGGTGATAATTGCGCCCATCAATTCATTTGTATCCCAACAGCCAATGCAGTTTTCCCAGATTACCTGCATGTCTGCTTTCGCGACGAATGTCTTTGCGAAAGCATCTGCTTTATCTTCTGTTATGTGAGCAACAAATTCTTCTCTAGAAGTTTCACGCAACTTCATGGAACTCTCTTTTCTTTTCACCACGTTCTTTTGGATACTTTGTCTTATCCCAACCAAAGTATTCATCGATGCTCCACTTGAATGGAGGGAATGTATAGTTTCCTTCAGCGAGAATTTCTTTTACTGACGGTCCGCCGTTCAATGCAGCATCAATAAAGTTCTCTGCAAATCTAAATTGAGATTCTAATTCTTCGCGTTTGGTTGTTGAACGGAAGCAACGGAACTCAATTGTACCAGTATGCTTCATGCAGTAAGTATTGATTGCGTATCTAAATGGTCGACCCATTGATACACCATCCTTGCCAGCGGCGTGCAGTTTGATGAAGTGATCAAAACTGATAGTAAGGTTGATGATATTGTCGCACATATAGTCTGGCATTTCGCGACCACCATCAAACTTCAGATACATCTTGGCACCAGGGACTTGGCGCATCTCAGATGTTTCGTGAAACTGATAACAGGCTTCGATAGTATCAGTTTGATTGGCTTTGATATAAGCAATTAGATTTTTCAATCCATCAACGTCATGCTTCAGCCCTGGAACAAACACATGAATGTGTCCATGATTCACACAAGAAGTCGATGGCTTATCGCCAGCAGCAGTAAACAAATCGCGAATTTCAAGAACGCGATCCACTTGTTCCTGCCAAGTCTTTGTTGGCTTTGTATTAATCTCACCGCCCATTGGCGGCTCAAGACCTAATGGATCACAAGCAATGTATTGATATGGTTCGTGGATATTGACAATGTCAGTTTCAGCGTGTTCCCATTTACCAAGATGCTCTGGGATTTCTCGTCGGCGATCAATATCACCCCACTCAATTTCCGCACCGTATGTGAATGACGATTTATGATACATGCTGTAAATCCTTCGCATCTTCAATGTGGACATATTCTTTCTGAAAGAGACCTTTGCCCATTGTAACATACTGATTCATACCAACCTCTGCTGGTTCTTTTAGATCAGCACGAACGGCAATATCTTTCGTAGAAGTAATTATACCGCCATTTCGTAAAGAAGTAAAGTAAATCGGACGCTTTCCATTACGATAGAATCGAATCTTTTTCTCTTTGTATAACTCAACAACTGCCATTGATGCGTTGGGGAATTCTTCAAGCGGAGATTTATTTGCTTCAAGTGTATGAACAATCAACTCAGAGTCATTGCGAGTTTTGCATTTGTATCCATACAATCGTTCCCAGTTCTCTGGCATCTCTTGACTTACAACACCATTATGTGCGATGGATACATTCTCATTATACATTGGTTGATTGTATGCAAGATCTGAAGTGGAATATCTGCAATGACCAATCAGATATAGATTTCCATCTTCATTGATACACGAACCCAAATTAAAATAATCTAGAAACTTGGTTGCAGGAACGCTATCAATGTGAGTATGAATTTGCCCACCACGAACCCATGAAATGCCAGTTGCGTGTAATCCGCGAATGCTGGACTCGCGGAATACATCAGCAAGCGTGACTAGATCAAGAGAACTTGGATTCTCTAGATATGCACCAACTACTGCGCACATTAGGCGAACAACGAATCAATAGTTGATTCTTGAGCGTTTGCTTCTGGATGATATTTTTGCAGCATTTCTTGCCCGCCATGCTGAATCAAATAATCATACCACTCTTTTTCAAACCACATTCCTTCAGAAATACCATTCCACAAACGACGTTGTAGTGGATGTTCTTTATTTTTGCGGCGTGACTCAACGTAATTAAACCGATGATCTTCGTACTCTTTGCTGCCAAGTTCCAGCATCTTTTCGCGGAAGTAGCAAACAAGAGAAATACGTTCAGCGTTTTCATCGTTGAGAACAATAGGAGTATTGCCGTGCATGACCTCATGATTATTAACGAGCAGCAGGTCACCTGGTCGGACATTCACGGCAATACGATATTCTGGGAATACAAGATAACCACCGCTGTAGTTACCGTTGTTTGATAGAACAAGAAGATTCGACAAACCATCTGCATAGTCACCAGCATCGTAGTGAGCAGCAGTTCTAAACGTCTTGTTCACAGTGATTGTTGTAAAGACAGTTCCTGGAACCAAAAATGCTGGATCAACTTTGTCAGCAACAGCACGTTGGTTACCCCAACGCCATGGTAACAGTTCGCGGAATCCTCTGTCTAGCGACTGAAGAAACGGAAAAGAGAGTTGAAACTTATCATAATGATTTTGTGTATAAGCAGTAGCACGACCGTAAGGAATCCGAGGATAACGATCGAACCAACCAGCAATACCCGAAAGAACGACATTAGCATATGTCGTATCTGAGATGTATGTTTCTTCAACGCCACGTGCTTCTTCCTTGCGTTCTTTGACGCTCATCTTAATGGCTTTCTTGAGCCACTTCTCAAAATCGAATTTATCTTCTTTGACCTTTGCGCTCAACCAAACAAGACCACGAGAAGAATTATCATTCTCATATTTGGCACGAATAGAATCAACTTCTTCTTTTACATTGACTTGAACGACTGAATTTTCTGGCTGCTTCTTGAAGAATTCTAGAACGCGCAATTGAAACTCGGTCACCCACTCACGACCACCGCACTTGTCGCCTTTTGGTCCTGCTGCAAGTCCACGATTCTGCGTTGGTGTTGCTGCTTCACGCAAGCCAGCATAAGCAGCATCTTGTTCTTCTTTTGTGAAGAAGTTCTTGCGAAAAATGAACGCAACTTTGCGCTCATCACGAGTATTCAGTTGTTTGCAATCAGCGCAATCGCCAGTTGTGCAATTTAACTTGGCGATAGGGTCGCAGTCTGCTTGTTGAAAGCAATCAGTATCTTCTTCAATAAGAGTATCAAAATGAGACTCATCCAAAAATTGACCAAGCAAATTCGTGCAATCAATTTTTTCTCTTGCTACAATTGTTTTAACCATAAAATCCTCCTGCTGTTACTATTATATATCCAGCAAAAGCCAATGTCAACCTCAGTATTTTCCGAACCCCAAATGAAACTGTGGGGGCATTGCACCCCCACAGAATGTTTTACATTTTTAAGAATTGCCAGATTAGGCAGTCATCGAAACGTTGATTGCGTTGCGATAGAGAGTCTTGCGAGCGCGAGCGATATGACCAGTCTCGAGATACTTCGAGAATTGGTTGCTCGGGCTACCAAGGCGATACACAAACACCTTTTCACCACGCGAGTTCTTCGCGCGATTGGTGTAAACCGAAATGCCTTCGTTGCGAGCACGGTAGGCAAGATCAGCAGCGTTATCAACCTTGAACATAGTACGAATCTGACGCGAAGTCAAAGACTTACCATCAGCAAGATAACTGACAAACGAATTAAGAGCATTAGACATATAATATACCTTCACAAAAATACCCCTTCATTAATATCGCAAGAGCGGGGCTTTCCTTGCGACATACCATTTATTATACTACAACAAACGGCAAAAGTAAACTCTTGTCAAGCAACGATATTGTATTCTTCGCGCAAGATCTTCTTGTATGGCTTATCTTCTTCGATAAGACGAGCCACCAACTTCAACTTTGCAGCAAGATCAAATTGTCGATCTTTCTCAAGCGCAATCACAATATCACGCAACTGATCTAAACTAATCGGAAGATCCATATTCGTTTCCTCTATTAGAATTCTTCATTACCGATCGAAGCAGCAAGAGTCTGGGCGACACGCTCAATAATCTGTTGCTCGCTCAGTTGCTCGCCCAATCCCTGATCCTGATACTCAATCATATCCATCGGAGTCAAAACTTTTTTATTGGTCATACCGTTCTTGGTTACATAAACAGTAAGATTGCCAGTGTTAAGATCGTTATTCGTCTCTACTTGAAAGTCTTTCTTCGGTGCAACTGGAGTCGCATCAACGTCAACCTTCGTATAGAGATCCAAGAACGCAGTCTTGGTGTCCGTGTCGAATCGGTTCAAGCACAACTCAATTGCCTTCGTGCGATTGCCGAAGATCGAAAATGCCTTACAGATATGAACAAGACGACGAGTCGAGATGACTTCATCCAACGCACCATCGTTGAACGTCTTGCGAATAATCTCAGCCCACGTGATCAGACGATCAACGAACACAGAGTCATTGATGCCAAGTTCTGCGAAATTCTTTTCAAGAATCTTGCGTTCAGTATTCGCAGGAGGATATTCCTGCTCAACAGTCACAGCGAATCGTTCCAAGAATGCTTCGTTGAGCACATTCGTACCGATGAACCGACCATCGTCACTGCCCTTACCCTTCGTGTTCGCAGTCGCAATCACATTGAAGCCATGCGCAGGATGAATCACTTCGCCAGTCTTTTTGTCGAAGTATGGCTTGCCTTCAAGAATCGGTTGCAAACACAACAGATCTTCCGTACCCAAGTCAACTTCGTCGAGCAGAAGCACCGCACCACGACGCATCGCAGTGATCACAGGACCTTCGCGGCGCACAGTATTGCCGTCGATCAACTCATACGAACCGATCAGATCAGATTCATCGGTGCGTTTCGTGACGTTGACGCGAACCATCTCACGTTTGAGTGCAGCACAGGCTTGCTCAATCATGAACGTCTTGCCATTACCAGACAGACCAGTAATGTAAATCGGATAGAAGATGTTGGACTTGATAATGTCGCGCAAGTCATTGTAGAAACCGAACGGAACATACGTGCCGTTCTTCTCGGGAACAAAAGACTCGGTGACGTTCTGCGCACGTTTGCTCGCAAGATTCACAACCTGTGCGAGCGGAGCCATAGCAACAGCAGATTGTGGAATCTGCGCAGAGACGGCAGCAACAACTTTAGGTTGTGCCGATGACTTCGGGTTGATATTGAATTGTCCACGCGCAACCTTGCGCTCGCGCAGAATGAAGTACGGGAAATTCTCAACCTTATTCTTTTTGTTTTCGCAAAAGGAATTCAGTTCCTTCAAAGAGATGACATCCTTGGCGAAATTCGCAAAGAGTCGCTCAAGAATATCAACGCGCAATTCAGCAGTGTAGTTCGATTTTCTCACATCAGTCTCCATTACAACAATCTATATTGAGATTATACACTAAAACCACAGGAAAACAACAGGTAAAACTCTAATAAAATCAACAACTTACGCAACCGCCAAATCCTCAGCGAATTTACTCACCAGAGCACGACTGCTCTTCTTGGAAGCAATTGATTGCTTAAACTGAGAAGCCATCTTGCTCTTGGTCATTTTGCTATCAATCTGAAGAGTCTTTTCTTCAATACTCGTGTTAGAAGTTTCAATGTAGAAATAATTGTCATAACCAAGATTAGGGCAAGCAGCGAAACCTTTATCGCGGAAGTTCTTGCGAAATTCAAGAGCCTCTTTGTATGTCAACTTCTTTGCCCACTCAAGACTTTTTGCTTGTCTATTCAGTTCTCGTTTGTTACACAAGAAGAAGCCAATATGTTTGCAACCAGTCACTTCACGCACCAACTGCGTGACTGCTGTTTGTATGTTATACTCAACACGAATCTTCTTCTTCGTTTTCTTATCCACAAGATAAACCGTCGTGTCTCGACCATGAGTGAAGTACGGATAATACAAAGCACCTTCACCATCACCGTCAGTCAAATAGATCACGTTGACGATATCAAGTTTGTGATCACCACGAAACTTCTTGATCTGTTCGCGGGAGGCAAGCAAAGTCTGAATGAACGGAGTGCCGTTCAGACCGAAACCACCAGAAGCCCAACTGTAGTCGAATGAACCATGATCGCTAGTATTGTACTCATGATATCGATTATATTCATTCGCAACAACGCACAACAAACCAAACGAACGGCGAATCGCAGCAGGAGACAATGAAGAACCGATCAGATGTTTGAGATGGAAATTGGTAGCATGAATGTTTACGCTATCTTTTTCATGCGTGAACTTTTCGTGATTATTGATCAAATCGCGTTTGCTTGCCTGATAAAAGTCACTGCTGAAACCATAAACATCATAAGGGATGTTCGCAAGTTTACAGAAAGAAACAAGCACCAGCATCTGCTCAATCGTGTTGCGCAGAATATCAGCCATCGAACCAGACATATCAACATACATGATAAGTCCATGGTTCTTGCCCTTCGGAGCAATCGTGACTTTCTTGAACAGATCGTTGCTAAACTTGTAGTTGTGTAGCACGTCCATGTTCAATTCACCAGTCTTGGCAGTCATCGAGCGTGCATATTTGCTCGCTTGCTTGCGCATCTCAAACTCTTTAAGAAGGTGATTGATATACTTCTTGTTGTTTGAATGAAACTTGCGAACGCACTTGGCAACAACAGTCTCATAAGAGATGCCATTTGCGCCATAAGGTTTATATACACTACCAACCTGAAGTCGGAAGAAGCACTCAAGATCATTCGCGAATACTTGGTTCGGCAGAACAATGTTTTCGAGATTGGCTTCAGGCAATTCAAACATGTGAATCACGCCAGAAGCATTGATCAATTCTCTTTCACGATTACGGAAAGTGCGATCAGTTACAGACTCTGGGTCTTGTTCGGAATTTTCTCCACCATCACGAGACATTGAATCGTTTTTTTCTTCTTCCGATTCTTCGTCATCCTGTTCTTCCCAGTCTGATCTAAAGTCGCCAGACTCTTGATCATCAGAAGAATCTTGATTATCAGATTCTTCATCGTCGAACTCTTCGGACTCTTCTTCGAGAACGTCGCGATCATCAATTTTATCTTCGGCTTTTTCTTTTTCGTTTTTAACTTCTTGCTGAAGATCATCCATGTTCTGAATCTTGGACTTTTCTTGATCTTTCACATGCGCAAAGAGACGCTTGGCAAGATCAACAACTTGATCCCAAGTTTCAAGATTCTCAGTTTCGTCTACAAACGCACGCTCTTCGTCGGTGAACGAGACAGGAACGTGCACGCCCAACTTGAAACGAAGATTGATGCGGTCGATTAGATTGAGTTTGTTGACATCAACTTCTTTGATGCCGAAGAAATCGCGTTCATGCAAATTTTTGTATGCAGTTAGAAACGAACGCGAGAGTCCAGGATAACGTCGTTTGATCAGTTTCTCAATACGCGCATCCTCGAGCACGTTCAAGAAACCCTTGAATCGTTGACTGACTTTGCCGTTATTTTCATCGTGCACGGCATCATGCCAACCTGCCGTCGGAGTTTCAAGAGCATGACCGACTTCGTGACCCATGAGAAGATCATAAAGTGCACCGTCCATGTCTTTCCAAACGGGACAAACAAGAGTGCGATTCTTAAGATCAAAGTATGCGGTCTGCACGGTCTTGTGGACGACCGTGATATTCTCGGTTGCCAAGAGTTTGGCAAGAATAGATTTAGAAACTTGTATATCTGACATATCCGACCCTCAATTCTATAGTCGAATTATGCCACAATCCCCCTAGAAAAGCAACAGGAGAATCTGTAATAAAATCAATAACTTACGTCACACTACCTTATAAACGAATTTATCTGCAGTTTTCTTGTTTGTTTCTGCTGCATCCATGATCTTTATATTCGGCTCTTGTTTCTGTTCTTGTGTTTCTTCTGTCAATTTTTGCGCTGCAAGATATGCTCGCATTTTCTTAAGATTGGTTTTCACTTTTCGTTTGGCTTGATCTAATTTGATTGGACTCACAAGATCAGTGTAAGCAATTCCATTCAGGTGATCGATCTCATGCTGAACACAAATGGCGGTCAACCCATCCATTTCATGCTCAACTGTTTGCCCACCAATGGCTTGAAAGCGAACCTTAATATGTTTATCGCGAGGAATTTTAAGATACAACCCTGGATAAGACAAACAACCTTCTTGATATTCTGTATTCAATTCACCAGAGTGGCTGATGATTTCTGGATTAAACATTGTCCAAATTTCATTGCCCATATTCACTACACAAAGGCGCACATCTAATCCAACTTGATTGGCTGACAACCCAATACCACCAAGTTTCTCTAAAGTTTCTGCCAATGAGAAACTCAAATACGCTGCACGGTCTTTAGATGTTTCATCGACAAATTCAAAAGGTTTAGTCGGTGTTCTTAAAATTGGATCATAGTAATCAACCAATTTAAAGATTTCGAATTCAACAAGATTACCCTTGTATAGTTTAACTTTCTTGTCAGCCATGATTACACCACCATTTGCGAGAAGTTTTTGACTTTCGCGAATCTAATTGTATGTTTAAACTTATCAACCATTTGATCAGTCTTATGAGTGATCACGAAGATGTTCGTGTTCTCATTCATCATATTTATCAACTTCATAAATTCTTCTGTGCCATTAATGTCAAGAGAACCATCAAAGACCTCGTCGAAGATGAGCAGATTCGTATTGACACTATTCTTCAACTTGGCGACCGACCTCCAAGTAAACAATAGTGCTAGGTCAATACGTTTCTTTTCACCCTCTGAGAAGTTTTCATAACTGAAATCATCTCGGTGACGAGACTTGATGGTCTCCTTGAACTCTTCATCAATCGTGAAATTGACAAAGAAGTCCATCGCAGCCAAATACTTGTTAACCAGTTTGTTGATGACTGGAACGTACTGCTTAATGATTTTCGACTTAATCCCGCCATCTTTAAGCAACTGCGCGACAATATCATAATGTTGTGTTTGTTCAGATACAGTTTTTCTTTTATCGTTAAATGCTTGTAGATCGTTCAATAATGTTTTGCTTTGTGCCTTGAACTCATCGCTCATGGCTGGCTTGCTTTCTATTTCAGTAATTTCATCTTCAAGTTTCTTAATATACTTTCTAACCTGACCGCGAGAAGTATTAATACGCACAAGGTCTTGCTCAAGAGACTTGAGTTGTTTTTGAGTTGCTTTGATGGTATTGATTCGCTGTAGAACGGCATCACTCTCTTCCTTTAGTTTGGTTAGTCCATCAGTGAGTTCTGAGATTTTAGTATTGCAAGTGTGTACTTTTTCTTCTTTGTTATTGATTGCTTGATCGCAGGTTGGACAAGTCGAATTTACAGAATAAAACTCGATATCATTAGCGAGTTTCTGGATATTACCTTCGATCTTCGCTTCAAGTTGATTTAGTTTGTTAAACTTCTTTGTGTTTGATTCTTCGTCTGCAGTTTCAGTTAATAAGTTTTCGATTTCAACTTCTTTGCTCGTTGCTTCAGTTTCGAGAGTAGAGAGTGATGCCGTGTTATCTACAACTTCTTGTTTTTTTGCGTCAACAATTTCTTTCGTGTTCTTCTTGAGTTCGTCAAGATGCTTCTTGTGTAGTTCGATTTTATCTTTCGTGTTGTCGATTTGAATCTTGAGTTGGGCTGCTTCGTCTTTCAGAGTATGGAGTTTGCTTTTCACCACTACATTCATTGCAGAGAAGATCTGAATATCGAGCAGATCTTCGATGACAGCACGACGGTCTGATGCTGACAACTGCATGAATGGAGTAAAGTTAGTTGAACCAAGGATAACGATCTGAGTGAATGACTTGTAGTTCATCTTGAGAATATTCTTCTCAAGTTGTTCTTGGTAGTCTTTCGACTTCGCGTCTTGGTTTAATAGAGTGCCGTCTTGATAGATTTCAAAGACGTTTGGCTTGATACCGCGAACGACTTTGTATTCTTTCTTGCCAATCGTAAACTCAACTTCAACCTGACAATCTTTTTCGTTGATTGAGTTTACAAGTTGTGGCTTGTTGATATTGCGGAATGGTTTACCAAACAAAGAGAATGTAACAGCATCCAGGAATGTTGACTTACCCGCACCGTTCTCACCAACGATGAGGGTTGTTGCATTTTCATTGAGTTTGATTTCGGTAAAAAGATTTCCAGTAGAAAGGAAATTCTTATAACGAACGGTCTTGAATAAAATCACGCAGACTCCATCGACACTGCTTCATTGTACACATCGCGCAAAACATTCTTTATTTTATCTGATTCGACGGGTAAAGTCAACCCATCAACATACTTATTTAGAATTGTGATTGTATCTTCTGCTTGATCAATATCAACATCAACATCAGTTGTTAGATCACTGAAATCTTCCACAACTGAAACTTCGAGCGGTGCTGCTTTTGTAAGCGCATCAATTAATGTATCAAACAAGAAAGAGTTGTTGCGTTTCTCAACAACAAGTTTAACATACTTACCAGCAAGATAACCATAATCAGTATTCACGATGTCGTTATAAAACATATCATCGTCGTTATACTTGATCTTATAGAACATCTTATTTGGGTTTGGAATAAACTCTAATTGTCGAGTTTCAGTGTCCAAAATATGGAAACCTCGCTCATCGTTATAATCTGCCCAAGTCATCTCACCTGGAGTTCCAACGTATACAATACTGCCGTTGTTGCTCTTGTGATGGAAGTGTCCCGACAAAACCATTTCATATTTTTGTAGGCTTGTTGGATCCATACCGTCCATACAAATATTGCCGCGATCCATTTCAAAGCCCTGCAACTCGAAATGACCAAAGCACAAATGATTCTGGCTGTTCTTGATAAACTGATTAATTTCTTGTTCGTTGTCCTTACAGATCCACGGAATGATATCAATACCATTCCACTCTGTGGCTTCTTCGTAGATCGTCACGTGATCTTTGTAATCGCGCAAGAGAAGATCAGGTGAGTTAATTTCAAGAGTATTCTTGAATGTGATATCGTGATTGCCGATCAGCGTGTGTAACTGAATACCATGCTTTACAAACTGATCAAAGAAATAACGGCGACAAAGAGCAAGAGACTGAAAAGAGATATACTTGCGACGATCAAATAAGTCACCCAATTGAAAGACGGTGGTAATTCCATTTTGCACCAGATAAGGAAAAAACGTATTTAAATAAAACTCACGATAATGATTATGGAAGGCAATGCTATCGCCTCTCATACCATGATGTGTGTCACCCAGGATTGCTATTTTCATCTACAAACTTCTCCAGTCCTGCTGCTTTCTTGGCTTTCTTTTCTTTACGAGCATTCTCATAGTTTTGAATAAACTCTGAGATGTTTTCGTATAGTTCAAATTGTCTAAACGTACCATCTTCGTTTTCGTTTAACTCAAACTCATCAAGAGTTCCCGCAGTCTCAGTCGCTTTGTACTTAACATACAATTGCTTCTTTTCTTTTTGAATGCGGCGTAAGAATGCATAATACGTTATTTGAGTGAAATAGGCAAACGGATTGCTTGATTTGCTTGGGTCAAAATTGTCAACGTACATAACGCAGTTTTCGATTGCGTCAGCAACCATTTCGTCGCGGAAAGTGTATGACAAGAAGTTTGGCTTGTGAGAAAGATTTTCTGCAATCTTCATGAAGCACTCGCCCACATAACGAGGAATTTGCGGCTTCGGTAAACCAGCGCGTTTTGCCTTGCGAATTGCTTGGCGATATTGGATCATCTCTTTGAGAAAATCCTTATTATTAATGTAATGATTTCTTGCCATATTAGTGCATTGGTCCTTTATCTTTTTTTGCGAGTGCTTCAATAATTGATACTACGTTTTCGTCAATATTCGTCACGCTTGCTTTTGTGCGCTTCTTTTTGGGCTCTTTAAAATTTGCTTGATTGTTATAGAAAAAATCTGCGACATATTCGTACTGCTCATAAAACTCTTTACGAACAGGGGTCGCAAACATGACATCATCCATAGAGATTTCAATTTGCTTTATTTCAATTACAGACTGCGGTAGATATTCTTGCATTGAAAGGATTTGACGACCTTCATCAAAAATAGTTTCGATTTCAATACGCAATGGTGTCTCGATTGTTAGATACGTGTCATGATACGTCACATAACCAATGAGGTCTTCAAAATGATTTTTGAGCCTAACGAATTTCAATTCTTTTTCTTCTGACATTAGGATATCCTTACATTAGTTGATGTGAACGTAAACTTTTCTTCGCTGTAGATTTTGATTCGTTCTTCATAATGCTTCAGGGTAAAGTTTGTATATTCTTTGTGTCGTAAATCATCAGCGAGATCATACAGAGTTGCTGCTTCTTTGTTTTCACCCAAACGCAGCACACGACCAATTGATTGCAGAGCGCGAATCTTACTCTTTGTCGGAGAAGAGAATACAATATTATGTAGGTTACGGATATTCACACCAGTTGAAAACGTCCCATAACTTGCCACGATGATTGCATCGTTTTCTTGCTCTGTGATATGGCGAACTGCTTCACGATCTTCTGCTTCAGTTCCACCATGTACAAAAAATACTTTTCTGTTTGCTGCTTTCTCTTGAATCGCCTCAAATAATATCTTACCGTGTTTTTCAACATAAGTAAATAAAACCAGACTATTTCCTTTTAGATTTACTGCAAGATCACAGATAAACTTATTTCTTCCTTCGTGTTGCACGAGGAATGCCATTTCATCTTGATAAGTAAATCCTTTGACTGCTTTGCAAACTTCTTCAGGATATTTGAGCACAATACACTTGATCTTGAAGTCAGCCAGTTGCTTGCGATCAATCAGTTCTTTCGTAGAAATAACTTTGAAGACTGGACCAAACAAACCTTCAAGAACCAGTTTGTTGACCTTGCTGTCATCCAGCGTACCTGTTGTTCCGACGCGCACATCACAATTGATCAGTTTGGTCATGATGCTTGTGAGTGATTTGGCTTTGAATGTATGCGCTTCGTCACCAATAATAAAATCAAACTGCGCGAAGTATTTCTTTGGCATATCATAAATTGATTGCCATGTAGAAATGATTAGATCACTGTCGGGGATTTTACTTTCACCGCCATAAATTTTCTGGCAGTATTTGTCTACATCCCAGCCATTGTTGCTGGAATAATTTTTGAAATCAGAATGCATCTGAGTCACAAGGTTGATCGTTGGAACAACAAGCAACCCTCTCTGTTTGCCACTATTCAATAAGTGGCGAATCATCATATAGATGATTAACGATTTTCCCGATGCCGTGGGCGATACAAGTACAGTTCGCCGTTTCGTAAGTCCGACGCTAGACGCCAGTAACTGATAATCTCTCGGCTCCAATGGAAGGGAGAGAGCCGACGCAAGATTTTTTGTGTCGATTGGATAAACTTCCTTGTCTTCATCGATATACTCGCAGGTTCTGTTGGTGTTCTTGCAAAACAACTTTATATAGGGCACCAGACCCAAATAAATCTGTCGAGTATTTAAATTCAACAAACGAATCTTGCCGTCCCAATGACGACTACGAAATGCAGGACTGAATTGATATCCTGGAGAAGAAAAGGTGAAGAACTCCGACATCTCTTGGAGGATGCCAGGTTCAGCAGTCACTTGTACATAGATATTGTTTATTTTTTCAACGACAACGTGTTCAATCATCGAGCACCTTGAATGAATTTTTCCCAATCCATGTATGCGCGTAATTGATAAGTGCGTGACTGCAATTCTTTCATGATGTTCTCACAAAACTTCGCCGCTTCTTCGTGATATGCTTTCTTGCGTTTGAGTTTGTTTAGATCATCGTCGCCGTCAATGTAAACGGCAATATCAGACTTGAGCGTGAAACGAAATGGCTCCCAACCCAATTGATCCAATTCTTCTTGATCAAGTTTGCCATTGAAGTACATCCACTTGGTGCGTTTGAGTTTATCGTACTCAAGTGCTGCGCGTTTGCCAGCAAGATTATGCAGCGAAAGATATTTGTTGTATTTGTTATGCAACAAAGGAATGCGCAGAATTTCTTTTCCAGGCTCCGTGGTGTCGACCTCGGAATCCCTTTCCCATTGCGCCATGATATCTTCAAGAGGTGGAGTTTCGATTTTCATACATCGAAGTATACATCATTTCTATTCAAAAGGCAACACCAAGCAATAGTTGTCTTACAAGTTTTGCACTAGTACAATCAGTATGTCTGGTTTGAACGAAGTCTCAAGAATAATATATTAACTCTTTATTCTTTCGTAATCATAGTAAGAGAATCGGAATGTTGCGTCTGCAGTGATAACATTTTCTGCAGTGTCGCCTGTGCTCACAATAATTGTAGACAATGATGTTGGAAATAAATCTACAAATTTGATGCGAAAGTTTGGATTATTTTGGTTAGTATAAAAGGTCAATGACGCATCAGAATATTGTGGCTTGTTTTGAAATTGCGTACGAATATTTGAGCCCATTGATTGTTTATTCAGATCAACATATTCTTGAAAATCTTTAGGAAAGGTGAGTGCACGAATCCAATCATGCACTTCTGTCCAAGAGCGTAGGTCCTCGTCGACCAAAAATGTAATATTCAAAGTATCATAAATCAATTTCTCACCAGGAATATACAAGTCAACAAATGGCGTGTTTCTTGGAATTTCTGTTAAAGAAACTCCAGGGAAGTTTGCTGTTTGACAAAAGTAAGTCATTCCAGGTAAACGCTCAAAGGTCAATTTGAATTTTGTTGACTGGAGTAAACTGGTATTGATTGGGTTTCGTGTGAGTACTGTCATGTTATATTCTCTCAAATAGACAATATTATTTAGGGGAAATAAAAACGGG